AAGTTCGACAGACTCGCCTTCTATTAACCAAATAGGTGTTTTCGGGCGTGTAGGGATGCCCTTGAGGGCAATGCGTCTTTCGACGCTGAATACTGCCTCCATGACGCAAGTCCACATCTGCGTGCCACTCCGGATGAACCAAAACCAAATGGTCTGGATTAACGCAGAGTTTAAACCCGCACTTGTGATGAAGCTGAAGCGGTTTTCGTATCTTCCCGTGGACTTGTTCCCAATACCAACGATGCGCGAAATCGCGCTTATAGTTGATACAAAGCTGCCCGTAACCACGGACTCCGACATGACCGAGCCACTTCCAGCATCCGTTCGGAAGCACTTCATAAGCAATGGTCCCTTTTGCAATTCGTTTTTTGTCTTGCATTCATGGACCGTACCATTTACATACAACTTTGTAAACTATGCAACCGTGTAAGCTGTCTGGCTCTGTAGAACTATTCCGTTCCAGGTCGAAAGGCATACTGCGTTATAGAAGGTTTTCCAAACGTAAGTAATGAACTGGGCGAACGGGTTAGCGCTGTCTGGCGCTGAGATCGTCCACGCCTTGGGGTTGGGCGGGTTCTCCCCTTCAAGGTCGGGCACCGCGAAACTATCTTTCCCAAAAATCAAAGCCGCAATGATCGGCCCGGTCGTTTGCGCAACACCCTCGCCGCCACCGCTCGTCTGGTACATCGGATTTGTTCCACGCAGAACTTTGATCCCGAAAAGTTTTCCTAACTCGCCTTTCCAGATCTGTTCTGGCTTCTGGAACGCGCTCGCATAAGTCCACGCGCTGCCCTGTTCCTCCACCAAGTCACGTTCCTGGCCGGGCGAAACGACCGCCGTAAAATAGCCGTCATCAAATTCCTTGGCTTTGTTCAGGCGCAGCTCGGTGGTCGAATCAATCAGGTCATCGCTACTGAAACGCCCTTGTTGTGGCGTTAAAGCAACCAATGACGCGAAATCGACTGCGGTCCCAGCATAGCGTTTGACAAACTTGGTCGGTTCCTCAGTCGTGCCGTTGATCACCGCGTTGCGAATCAGCGTATCGCACCAGAGCGCGGCTTCCTCGCCAAACTTGCTCATCAACGAATCGCCCGTATTGAGAAATTCAGTCTCGTCGACTATATCGCTCACCTGCGCATACCCACCGTACTGTTGCAACGTCCTAGTGATATACTCGTAAATGAGCTTGTAAGGCGTGTTCGCGGGCGGCGTACCCTCGGTCAAAGTGATGACGTTCGTAATATCGGCCGGCGGTGACCGGAACATTCGGATCGTTTTACTGCCCTGGCCTTTGGGAATAGATGCCTTGTAGGCCGGATCGTAGAGCTGGAGCGTATTAATCTGGTGCTCCAGTAGTTTCTTAGAAAAATAAATGCGGTACTCAGACGCTTTGTCCGTACTGGTGACCGCACCGTAAACGGGTTGCACAACTGCCATAGATTTTAAAGGACCAACAGGTTAGAACAATGGTGCGTCACTGCCGTTTCGCCTGGCGTTAGACAAAAGGTGTTGTCGCATCTTCTTGGAATCGAGTTTAGCAAAGTCCGATAAAGATTCGACCTTGCTAACCTCTGATCCAAGCCGACGCTGATTTCCTCCGCTAACCCCAGTCAAACCGTGGTAACGTTTGAGTTCTTTTTCTAGATCTTGGATCTTTGCCTGCAGCTCTCCATTGTCTGCCTGTAAGAGATCCATTTTCGCTTTGTGATATGCCGCAATGATTCCGCGCGGATGTTGCCGGTAAATGTCGCCATCCGGACTCCCCATGATTTCGCGCAAACGCGCATCTAACTTGGTCCCGTTACGCTGGAATTCCGGATCGGCCTGCGCTAATTCAGCCTCGGCCTGATGCCACTGGGCTTCGTGTTCCGGCGTTCCTGCTTTGGGTAGCTCAACGATGCTCTTGTTTTGCGCTTCTTCGGCTTCCATCGCCTGCATCTCAGCTTGAGCTTTTTCAGCCAAGTCCGGATCATAATTGCGATGGTCAGGGTTGTTCCATTGCGCATGGTACTTGCGCAGATCGGCGAGCGTATAATCACGCTTCTTGGCCGGCGGCGCTTGCGCCGCTTTGCGTTGCGCGTCCAGTTGAGCGCGTTCCTGCTGTAATCGCGTTCGCTCGTTAGCGAGTTCAGCCCGTTCTTTGGCGACACGCGCCTTGGCGCGTTCATAAGCCCCGGGCTTTTTACTGCCTTTGGGTTCCTCGCCGTTGGTTCTGGGTTCAGCGGTTTCGGCGCGTCCACTCGGTTCAGGTCGTGCGCCTTCACTACTAGCCTCAGGGGAAGGGGAACTATCAGGAGGTTCGCTCTGCAGAATATCAGGATGAAACGTGTCTGGCATTCAATCACATTTAGATGGCCGATTGCCCACCACTCCACCCCTGCAAGCGCCCATCTATTGCGCCTGCGACCTGTGGCGGTGTTGGCTCTTGATCTAGGCCATCGTAACGTTCACGATCCCCGAGTTCCGGGAAGTTGCGCAGACGGTGTAGTAGAGCTAAAACCTCCTGCGCCCCACGCGCCTCGGCATTCGCGCTCGCCGATTCACGGCAAACCGCATTGAACGTCTTGGTTGCGACAGTCTGGCGCAGCAGTTCAAAAAGTTTTATTCCACAAGACGAGCGAACAAACAAGTCAAATGACGCGCGCTCCTCGGCGGTCCACTGGATCTGGTAGAGAATCGGCGCCGAAAGCAGGCGCCACATAAAACGTTGCAAGAACCTCTTCATGGCTGCGGCGGTGTCCCGCCGTTGGGCGATGGTGGCGTCACATTTGGCACTCCAGGTTGCGGCAGCGGCGGCCCTTGCGGCAGCGGCGGCATACCGGCGCCTGGCACCCCGGCACCGTTGGTCGACATCGGCGGTCGACCACCTCTAAGCATTGCTTTTGATTGCATCGCGCTCATCTGGCCAGCTTGTTGCGCTTGCTGTTGCGCCATCTGTTTCTGCGTCGCCGCAATCTTTTGCGCAAAGGGCTGAATCTGTTGCCCAAACTGTTTCCAGTATTGCGCGTTCTGGCGCGCGGCCATCACATGATTAGCGCCATGCTGCATAAAAATTGACATCACATCCGGCGGCAACGGTGGCTGACCGTGTTGCGGTCGCCATTGCAAGTATCCGTCCCAGGTCTGCAAATGCACCAGGTGCTGATCGTCGGGTTTTACCTCAGGAAGGAAACCGTCCACCATGATCGAGTTCTCGATCGCTTGCTGTTCCTGCTGATCGGCTTGTGCGTCCGGTGGCGGCTCGTAGAGTTGGTCAATCCACTGCGCATCCATCAGCTCAATGATCTTACGATCGATCTCAAACTCCTTGATCCAGGGAGCGCCTTGAGACAATTGGCGCAATTGCATCAGCTTCTGCACTTCGCGCTCTCTCGAGTAACCATCGACACTTCCGTTACTGCGCAGCAAATACTTGTTATCGAACGCTGCATCGGGCAATTGGCTTTTTCGCCGGTTCCAGAGGTAATCGAGGCTCTTACGATCGTACTGTTTCAAAATCGACCAGGACTGCTCGAAAATCCGGGTCATGCAGTCTTTCACGATGCGACTCCGCAGATCGTTCGACTGTTGCATCACCGTCGTAATCGCGTTGGTTTCCGTCGCCGTGCGACTCTTAAGAGGCTGATTGTCTTGGCCCAGGCCGAAATCAGGTATGCCCACCCTTTGCTCGGCAATAGCCCTGGTTGATTGAATTTCCTGATCAAAACTGACCGGCGGTGGAGGTTGCTGAACAAGAGTGACCGTGCCATCATAGGCCGCGCCCGGTTCCCAGCGAATGTTTTGCGCATTAATGCTCCCGCCTTGCGTGGTCAAGACCGGTCGATTCGCGATCGACATGAAGTCCAGCTTCTCGTTCCAGCTTTTGGTCGCGCTCGCCTCGTACATCTGCACCAGTTCCATGATGCCGCGGGACGAATAAAAACTGCCGTCCGTGACCTCATAGGGCAGAATGGTAAAAGGCATCTGCTTGTGATCGTAAGGCAACCGGAACGGTTCCCTGGCCGGCTCATCAGGTTGCAAAGGGGAGAACGTCTGGACTTCAATTTGCCCGTCGCTCTGGCGTTCGTAAACTTCCCATAAGACGATCAAATCTTTCAAATGACTGTACGAAAGACCTTCAGCAATGTAACGGCTGTGCTCGTATTTTGCGTCTGGATGGGTTCCCTCGCCCGTAATCGAATCCAGATAATCCTCTTCGGCATTGAGCCCGCGCGCTTCGGCCGCACGTTCGTACTGCGCCCGCGTATAGTGCATGACATGCACCACCCGGTCAGCGTCCGAGAGATCAAACTGGGTATTGGGCGGGACCACGATGTAGTAGGGATGCACACTCGCGAAAGCCAGCCGTTCCTTGTCCACGTCCCAATAGGTCTTCAAGATCCCGTTGCCATTCTGCAAACAACTATCGATCCCGCACATGCATTGAATCGGAAAATTAGAACACTCCCGAACTTTGTAATCGAACCATTGCGCGACGATGTTGGTATAGCTCTCTCCCTGATCCTCCAGGCTGTAGAAGCTGGACAAGAGTTCGGGTCCGAAAATCCACTGAATATAGTAGGGTTTGAGCTTGGTGATGATCGTGTCGCCGATCGGCACGTGCGCGTTCGCTGCACCCGGCCAGGGCAAACTCTGGCGCCGCACGCCGTGATTGCGCATTCTGGACCAAAGGATCTGCCGGCGTTCCCACATCAGCCGGTCCTGAATGTCGAGCACGATCTCCTCGTAAACTTCATTCTCGGGCATGGTTCGCCTTCTGTTTCGCCCCGGTAACTTCATGCCTGGAAGTAAAACGCTCCTTGACCTCGTTATTAGGCATACGCTGGCCGCGGTAAAATGGTGATCGAGGCCGGCGCTACCGGTCGACAGGTAAAAGAGATTTCAATCACCGAACCGGCCGCAGGGCCTTCGACTCCAGACTCTTGCCAATTAACCTGGAGCCGGTCGGCGTAAAGCATCAGGCAGCGCGGCGCCTTGGTCTCATCCACCAACTCATCGCTGAACTGGTAAACGCCTTTGAGCACATCGACCAGTGTCCAGGTCCAGGGGAATTCGACCGGCGGCGGCGTGCTCACAGATGCTTGAGGAGAAGAAGATTCTGCGGGAAGTGGGTTATTCATGGTAGCGATCGCGGCGCGTGCTCGAGCTAAAGCCTGTGCGTAAGCAAGATTATCTGACATAAAAAGCGCAATGCCGCTGGATGTGATTAAATGCCCTTTACCACTACCCGACTGAACTTGTACAGATCATTCGGATTGACATCACAAAAGCCAAAGTAACTCCCAACTCGAAAAAAGATAGATTATGGCACTCGTTCATTTAGTCGCTGAATATTGGTACTATGGCCCGATGCGGCCAGACTGCGGCCTTCCGCCAGATGTAGGTAGTCCCACCCATCCGATCGCGCCAGGCGGCCCCGGCCCAGCGCATCCGATCAGTCCAGGCGGCCCGCCGCCGCAAGTATGGCCTGGGCCCGGTCGACCTGATCAAGGCTTACCGGTGCCACCGGCGATCTGGCCGGGACCTGGTAAACCTGATCAAGGTTTACCTCCGGTCATTGGCATCTGGCCTCCTCCTGGGACTCCAGATCAGGGATTGCCGCCCATGATTGGCATCTGGCCGCCAGGCGAGCGGCCCGATCAAGGCTTACCACCCATCGTCGGCATTTGGCCCGGACCAGGAAAGCCGGATAATACCTTGCCGCCGGTCGTCGGGATTTGGCCGGGACCAGGGGCGCCTGACCAAACCTTGCCCCCAGTGATTGGCATCTGGCCCGGAGGCGGGCATCCCGATCAAGGGTTGCCCCCGGTGATCACCATTTGGCCCGGTCCCGGTAAACCCGACCAGAGCCTGCCTGTTCCCGCGCCTGCGCCCAAGTAAGGCTTAATCGGCAAAAGGCGGATTGGCCCGGATCCAATCGTTCTGCTTTTGCATCCAACGCTCGTACGTCGGACCCGGCGTCGGGTTCGGCGTCGGGCTTGGCGTCGGGGTGGCCGTTGGACTGGGGGTCGGACTTGGCGCTGTTCCTGCGACGAGGTTGTCCTCACCCACCCAGCCGTCCAACTCGTTCACAAAATCGATCTTCCACCAGTACACGCCGTTTGTCGCGTCCGGCAGCTGGCCCCAGGTTGGACCCGCCACGACGACTCCAGCGGAATTCAGGGGTTGCGTACCCAGCAGCGTTCCGGCCGGCGTGGCGCGGACATAGGCTGGATTAGGCGAGTTCTTGATCCACTCACCGATCGAAAACTTAGTACTAGGCGGTGTAGCGGTCGGGGCCGGCGTAGGCGAGGGGGGCTGAGCGGTCGGCGACGGGGTCGGTCCTCCGCCGCCTCCGCTTGCGCCTGGATGCGGATAAGCCAGGGGAGCAAAACTGTAGGTCGACGAGGCGTTCTGGCTCGCCTGTTGCCATACCTTCAGGCTCGCCGGTTGCGTCGCTGAAACAAAGTAGTCCCGTCCGTTCTGGACATTGCTCGAGCCTGCTCCAACGTGCATTTTTGGGTCGGTAGCCCAAAGATAAACCGGTGAAGGATTTTGATTGATCCCGCGGCCGAGATAAGCCGGTGAACTCCCGCCGTTCTCGTCGTAAAGGTTGAGGTTGCCGCCGCCATCGTTATGCCCTCCGGTGACTATATTATTGAACACTACGCCAGAACCGCCACGCAGTACGATGAAATCAGACTGGTTTCCACCGCCTGAGGGAATAGTAAAAACGTTGTCATAAATCTCAAACCATCGACCGCCGACCATCCCTTGGGTGCCATGCACATCGATTTGGCAATAGTTACAGGTGTTGTGCCGGAACACCGTGCGGCTCCCGTAGTAATTTTGCACCGCTGAGGTGCCCCAGAAGTACTGATCTTGAAACGGGTTCTTGCTGAACAGGCAATCCTCCACGTAGAGCGCATCATCGCTACCTGGCACGACGTTATTGCTCCAGCCGGGACCGGGTCGTGGGTCTGGTCCGTAAGCTTCATTATGGACCATCTCAGAAGCCGACCCACCGATAAATTCACAGTGATCAATTAAGACTTTGCCGCCGCCACGAACGTTGACCATGACACTTTGCGTCGTCCCGCCGTCGAACTTGAGGCCTGTCAGGCGCGCGAGTCCGGAGGTGCTGGTCACGAACAAGACCGAAGTCGTGCCTTTACCCTTTACTATACTCGCCGCGGCCCCAACTCCTTTGAGTGTGAGTCCCTTATTTAAGGTCACATTCCAGCCCGAGAAGGTGCCACCAGGGATGGTCACCGTATCGCCGGCCGCCGCCTGCCCGATTTTCGCGTTCACATCGCCCGACGTTCCGTCGCTCGAGAGCGTGGCGGCACGCGCCTGGACCAACCAGCAACAGCACAGGAAGAGAATTGTTTTCATTTTTCTTATGAGGTTTCGTTGACTTTGCGGCGCGCGAACCCGCGCGAATGAACCGCGCCGGCCTGAAATCCCGCTTGCCAGCCCTGGCGAAAGCGCAATGCCGAACCGATCACATAGCCGATCAGTACGCCCGCGATCGCGATCAGAATTTCGTAGGGCATCAGGTGAACAAATCTTCGCCTTTGGCCGTCCGTTCCCGAGCTTGAGCCAAAGTCAATCTTAACGGATTGAATTGCAGATGAGGCTCATCGACAAAATCCCAGTTGCCGCCCCACTCTAACCCAAGAGACTCCCCAATCTTTCCACAGACCTCGTACGCCTCACTTTCCCCGTAGTACTTCTTCCCGTCAGCAGAAAAGATCCCAAGATCAAAGGCCATGCCGAAATTGTGCCAGGAATAACCGCCCTTGGCTTTAGTCACGATCGGTCCAGGTTTAGTACGCCCTTGCGCATAGAGCGCGTCCTGCTCCTTGTAGGTGCGCGTGCCACTAATCACCTTGGCGTTAATCCCTTGAGCAACCGCGGTCTCAATCAATCGCCGAGCAAGCGGCTGAACCTCCTTAGCTAAGGTAGCAATGTTCTTCTCACTGCGTGCATCTACGGCCATGGCCTTTAGGGGAAAAATAAAACCAACTCGGTCAGAGGAGAAGGATGGCGAAGCGAAATGAATCCTCCGACCGAGCCGGAACTTCACTAATGCAAGCCGTTCATCTTATCTTTTTCCCTGGCATGTTTCAACCTCGTAAATTGCTTCGAAGAACGGATACGCCTGTTGCGGGACGGCCGCGTTTCCGAGCGCTTTAAGGCGGTGTGATCGATCGGGAACCCCATCAGCTCTTCGACAAAGTGGGGGTTGAGTGAGCCGCCAATCGTGTCGTTCAGGTTCCTGCCGCCATGCTCCGTTCCGAACCTGCCGACTCTCGCCGGATCTCCCTTCGCCGCATCGTGCGCTTGCGGCGTCGGTAACAGGCTCGCCACTTCCGATAGTGGCCTCGCGTTCCCGGCGCTTGGACTCGGCCAGAGTTTCGGAGTCGCCGCCTGCTCGCATAAATTCAACTGATGCCCCTGCGCCAAGCGCCGCTCCCCGTCCATCGGGCCGCCCGTCACGTCGCTCGCGTTCGGTGTGCGCCACAATGAAGACCCGTTGCCTTCGATGCTTTGCCCCAACGGCGTTAGCTGGAACGCTGAACAAGCGAACCTCGTATCCAATCTCTGCCAGACGTAACAAAACTCCGCCGAACTCGTCCAATGTGAGGATTCCAACAGGATTCTCGAAAATGCACCAAGCGGGCTGGACTGATTGAGTAACATCGAGCACTGCATCCCAGAGCCAACGGTCGTCTCTATCGCCTCTGCGCTTCCCGGCCAGGGAACTCGGCTGGCAAGGAACGCCTGCGCTGAGCACGGTGATTCGCCCTCGAAGTTCATCAAAGTTTGCGCTTCGCAAGTGTCCATAGTTCTTTATCCCAGGCCATTTCTCCGCTAATAATCTGCAGCAATACGGTTCAATTTCGCTAAACCCAACTGTCTCGAACCCTGCCCATTCGGCCGCCAGATGAAAACCGCCGATCCCGGTGCATAGGTCGAGATGAGTCATTAATCGCCCGTCCAGCCTCCGAGATCGCTCAGAAACTTTCGATTGACGCCCACCTGCGAACTCTCCGCACTTTCCTCATCAAAGTTCTCGCTGAAATCGTTATCGAACATCTCGATCCGTTTGGTCAAGGTCGCGAAGCTTTGCAGACCGTGAGAAAAGGCTCCGCATACCGCATCAGCTCTGTCTGGTGATTTCAGCCCGCGATTGCGCATATCGTCCTTCTTCTCAAGCCCCACCCGGCCGCGCGCATCGTAGGTGATCATCCGCGTGGTTAGTTGACTGATCAGCATCGGATCGTTAAGCAACGCGACCTCGCCCTTGTTGACCCGAGCGGATAAATCGTGCCAGATCTCCGCGTTGCGGCTGATAAAGACCTCGTCGTTATTGGCCGGCAAGCCGCCATTAAAGCGGTTGATCGGCCAGCCGGCGTCGCGCAAAATGTTGCACATCGGAATACCGAGCCCACCGGCATCACCCCAGATCTGTTCGGGTTTCAAACCAGCTTTACGAAACTCGATAATGAACCGGCCCAAGGCCGCCGAGGTGTCGCGTTCGCGCCAGGCGATCACGTCAATGAGCTTATTGCCGCTGCGAATGGCCAACACATTCTCATCGCCTCCCGCCGCGAAATCGCAGAAGCCGCAGAACTCGTGCCGGCTCAGCTTAGCGTGTGGTGGGCTCATCACCACCGCCATCACCTGCTTGAAATCGAACACAAAGTTTGTACTCTCGTCATATTCCATGAACTCGCCGTACAGCGTCGAGCGAGTGAAGGGCTTGTCTTCGCCGTAGGTCGCAATCACGTCGCGAATCCGCTCTTTGCTGATATGCGGGCAATCGCTTAAACCCGCCTGGATGCAGTACCATTGTTCGCGATTGGAGGTGAATGCATCCCAGAACCGACCTTGCTTTAAGCCAGGCGAGCTGATGTAGAGGAGCACGTTATAACTGCAACGATCGAACGCGGTGAAGATCTCTTCCTGAATCGACTTGGCCTCATCGCAAACAATCAGTAAAGGCGAGTCTTTGGTCGCATGATGACCCTCGGCGCGCGACGCATCGTCGGTCGAGAACGCCAAGACAAAACCGCCGTAAGGCGAACGCACGCCTCGGGAAAGGAATTCCCATTTCGGGAACCGGTGCCGATGCCGGTGCAAAGCCGGCACTAGCTGCGCGTCGATCTGTTTGGAATCCGCGGAGGTGATAATAACCCGGCCTTTGGGATAGCGATTGAGCCAGCGAATCGTCGCGCCGGCCACGACGTGAGCCGTCTTGCCCGTCCCGTTGGGCGCTACCACCGCGACCTTGATCCGTTGCATTTCGCTACCCTTATCGACAATGCGCAGGGCTTCCAGTTGCCATTCGTAAAGCGGCAACTCCAAGCCGCTTTCGGCGAAGGAAAGTGGATCATCGAGCGGAACGGTCTTCTCGCGCTTCATACTGGTTTACAGAAAAGAGCGGCAATAGCCAGGCACTCGGATTCCAGGTCTTCATCAGCCAGCGCTTGCCAGAGGCGCTGATGCCAATACGCAAACCATTCAGAGTCAGTCATTTCGCCTGGTGCCAGTCAGAGTTGCTGCCGATACCCGGGAACTTGCGCTTGACCGCGCTGCGCACCTTAGCTTTCTCGGTCGGCGACCCGTGCTGACTCACGCGGGACAAAGCGGACCTGGCATGGCTAGCATCGGGAATTGGATACGAGCCGGCGCCTTTGCCTTGCGCCCCTTCGCCTTTACCGGGAAGAGCAAAGCTTTTCGCCGGAAGTTTCTGCCGCGCTTTAGAACTCAGTTTGGCCATTTTGGTTTCCTTTTTCAAAGTAGCATTCAACAGCATTGATTAGCATCGGCGCAACGCATTTAAAACGATTTTAAGGTGCCTCTAACTTGTTTTGGCTATCGCCACCCTTGCTGGAATCTCCGACGCCTCCTAGCCCGCTTAGCGGCGTTTCCTGAGCCAGCCTGATCGCCGCGCACTGCGCACAATCGCAGCCTGGGGTCACTGGCAATGCAGTGATGAGTCGTTTGAGTTCCACGATTTCCCTGTCCCGATCGACCAGGTCATTGCCCATCTGGATGATGGTTTTTCGTTCCGCTTCATCGTTGATGGGAAATCGTTCGCCAAATTCATTCTCGATCCAGCCGTTCACTTCCCGGCCTCCCGCGCTTTACTAACTAAATCATCAATCTCGTGACGTATTAAAATCAGCTTAGGTGACTTCAGGATAGGATTAATTCTTTCCAACGCATCAGCCAGTTCGGTGATGAGTTGTTTGAGCTCCGTGATTTTTTTCTCCCTATCTATCAAGTCATTACCCATTTGAACTACGGCCTTTCTCTCACTTTCATTATCATCTTCCCAATGTCCTTTTACCGGATGACGTTCGCCATATTCGTTCTCGACTGAGTCAACCCACTTTTTCATCGCCATTATGTTCGCCGTGGTGTTCGCGGTTTTTGAGGAATTGATCAATGCGCGTATCGACGGTTTTGAGCCGCTCGAGGTTATGCGCGGCCTGCTCGGCCGAGATCGTGATGGCGGTCACGGCGTTGACCTGGGTATTGATCTGCAACTGGATTTCCGGCTTCGCGAATTGAGTCGGGTATTTGCGTTCCAGAAACCAGGCGGCGCCCTGCCAAAACCCGCGAGCATTCCAGATTTTTTTGCGGTATTTCATCTCGCGTTCCAGCTCGGCAATTTTTACCACAGGGAATAAGTCGCCTTTGCGGATCTTCCAGATGGTTTTGAGATCGATCCCGCAATAGTCAGAGGTCTGCTGATCGGTAAAAGCGACGAGGAAACAGTCGGCGATTTTACTGATCATGGCCGGGGTGAGGACAGTTGGGCGACCTCGAGGCATAAGCGGGTTACTGGATTATTGCAAATTGCAGTCTCATGGTCTCAAAAGGTGAGACT